ATCGAGTTATTCAAAGATTACGAAGCAATGGATTCTGACAGTATCTTATCTCCGCTTTAGACATATATGCAGATGAATGTACAGCTAAAGATGAATTTGACGATACCCTAACAATTGTCACAAACAACGATAAGATTCACAAAGTACTTCACAACTTATTTTACGATATCATGAATATCGAATTCAACGTGTGGCCATGGACAAGAAGTGTCTTGAAATATGGTGATTTTTACTTACACCTAAATATCACCGAGAAGTATGGAATAACAAACGTGGAGCCAATCTCAGCTTATGAGATGGTACGAGAAGAGGGTATGGATCCAAAAAATCCAAACAAAGTAACTTTTAAGAGAGACATGCTAGGAGGCATTGCAGCATCTACAATAGTCCACCGTAACGATTCTGAAGAGTATGATAACTTTGAGATAGCACACTTTAGATTGTTAAATGATACCAACTTTTTACCTTATGGTAGATCGTTGTTAGAGCCAGCAAGAAAAGTATGGAAACAACTCACACTAATGGAAGATGCGATGTTAATTCATCGTATTATGAGAGCTCCAGACAAACGTATTTTCAAGATTGATATTGGTAATATACCACCAAACGAAGTTGATGCATTTATGGAAGGAATGATCAACAAAATGAAAAAGGTACCTTTCATTGATGAAAGCACTGGAGAATATAATCTAAAATACAACATGCAAAACATATTAGAAGATTTCTATCTTCCAGTACGTGGAGCTGAGAGTGGAACAATGATTGAAACAACACCTGGATTACAGATGGATTCAATTCCGGATATTGAATATTTGCAAAACAGAATGTTAGGTGCTTTGAAGATACCAAAAGCATATTTAGGATTCTTAGAAGATACTACTGGAAAAGCATCGCTAGCATCTCAAGATTTTAGATTTGCAAGAACAATAGAGAGAGTGCAAAAGATTATTGTTAGTGAACTTACAAAAGTTGCAATCGTTCATTTATACTCACAAGGATTTACTGATGAAGAGATTGTAGATTTCTCATTAAAACTAACTCCTCCATCAACTTATTACGAAAGAGAAAAATTAGAGTTGTGGACTCAAAAAGCAACACTAGCAGGAGACTTGGTAGAGAAAAAATTATTTAGTAGATTCTGGACTTACGAGCATTTGTTCAATATGCAGCCAGAACAATGGATGGAAGAGCAAGATCGTATTGCAGCTGATTCAAAAGAATTCTTCCGATTAGAACAGATCAAGACTGAAGGCAATGATCCAAAAGAAAGTGGTCAGTCATTTGGTACACCACATGACATAGCTAGCTTGTATAAAGGAGATGAGGGAGTGCCGAAAGGATATGACGAAAAACAAGTACCTGAGGGTGGATGGCCTGGAGCTGGAAGACCTAAAGAACCGGGTACATACGGTAAGCATTCACACCCATTAGGATGGGATCCAGCAGGTCACAAGCAAAACAAAGCTGCTGGTCGTGTAGTGTATGAAGCGCAAAACTTAGATAGTTATAAGGGATTAAGAGATAATCTTAACACAAAATCTGATGCGTTGCGAACCACATACAATAAGAATGTAAAAAAAGATGGTCTTCTCAACGAAGAAAACCTTTTAGATGAGTAGTAATAAAAAAAACCGCCATATTTATTATTAGGTAATATATTATATGAAGAAGTCGACACACTCGAAGATAAAGAACACCGGAATTCTTTTTGAGTTGCTAACGAGACAAATTACAGCAGACACAATGACTGGTGTAGACAATTCTCCCGCACTCAAGATAATTAAGGAATATTTCGCAGCCAAAACAGCATTAGCGAAGGAATTGGTATTATACCAAACTTTAATTAATGAAACTTTCAAAACTAGTAATAAAGCAAATATGCTTCTTAACACAACAATTAAGATGCGTAGAAGTTTGGATGAGAAAGCATTAAATGATTGCAAATACAATCTAATCAAAGAGATCAAAAAACACTATGATCTAAAAGATTTTTTTAAGTCTACTATATCTAATTACAAAATACATGCATCCATATATAGGGTGTTTGAAGGTTCTGGAATATCCCAGGCAGCTGACGTTGTTAGAAGTAGAGTAGCTATAACAGAACATATTACAAAAAGTGAACAAACCTCATCTCCTAAAAAGATTGAATATTTAAAAGAAGATGAAGAAGTAAGAGTTTTAGCATACAAAATAATGCTAGAAAAATTCAACTCAAAATACGCAAAGCTTTCTGATAGTCAACAGTCAATTTTACGAGAGTATATTAACAACATCAGTAACACTACTAATCTTCGTGATTTTGTAATTAAAGAAAGTGCAAAGCTTCAAGAGAGTTTGGGTAAAAAATTAAAAGTAGTTAAAGATCAGATCATATCAATTAAATTGACAGAGGTTATGCATCTGTTAGATAACAACAAAAAGATCAAGCGCGTGAAAGAAGATCATGTACACTCATTACTGCTCTATCACGAACTTCTTAAAGAACTGTAACATGAGATTAAGCTTAGAAGAAAGAGAAGACTTAAAAAAATATATCAAAGAGCAGGCAGCTAAGATGAAAGAAAACACTACTGGTGCCATTGCTACTTATGATACGCCAAACGCATTTACCGGAGACAAGGATGATGATGGCACACAAGCTGTCGATCTTACCGATCCAGAATACGCTTACTCAATAAAAGGTCCTAAAAAAAGAAATCCTAAATATTCTGTAAAACTAAACGAAGTATCTTATCAAGCTTTTAAGAAAGATGAATCAAGATCTACAGTACAGAAAGTTAATGCAAACATATTAGAGGTAAACAAAAATATTAGAGAGCTGGCAAGAATGCTACAACACAGCATAAAGCTAAAAACCGAACAGAAAATGGACAACAATATCCATTGGAAAAGAACCAACGAAGCATTAAAAAAAATGCACTATCGTATATCGGTGTTATCAGAAAAAGCCAATCAACTTTATGATCTAACAGAAGCCACAGCTCAACAAGCCCAAGGAGATTTACTATCACTCTTAAACAGTGTTGGTGATCCGCAGTTTGATGCAATACGACCTAACGATATTGACCACAATCCGATAGGAGCTGACCATTTTGAGTTTGATGTAATGTTAAACGGCGAACCAATTGCAATCGATTGGGACAAAGGAAACTTAACATATCAAGACTATAGCGAAGAAGTACCGTTAGGAAACATTGATAATCCTGAGGAAGTTATCGCTAATATTAAAAAACACTTAATATCATGAAAAGAGTCTTAATAGATTATATCGGATCAATCCAGGTATCGCCTTCACAGATAAACGAATCCATGAATAAAAATAATGGAAAGTTAATCGTGTCAGGAATAATGCAAAGAGCCAGTACCGGTGATGATGAGAACTTTAACCAAAACGGAAGAAGCTATCCTTTACCTATTTTGAAAAAAGAATGCGAAACTTATAAAAACACTTTTGTAAAAGAACGTAGAGCATTGGGTGAATTAGATCATCCAGATTCTCAAGTAGTAAACTTATCAAACGTGTCTCACAACGTACTTGACTTATGGTGGCAAGGGACTGACTTAATGGGAAAGATTGAAATATTATCTACACCATCAGGAAACATTGCAAAGGAATTAATGAAATCTGGAATCAGATTAGGTATCAGTTCTAGAGGAATGGGATCTGTTAAGGAGTTAGGAGAAGGAAAAGTAGAAGTACAAGACGACTTTGAAATCGTATGTTGGGACTTGGTTAGTAATCCATCTACACAAGGTGCATTTATGAATTCATCTTTAAACGAAAATACCAACTCAAACAACAGCAATAAAAATACTAGAATCCATTCACTAATAAGTGAGATAATATCAGTAATGTAATGAAGACAAATATACTAAAACAACTTAGCGAAGCAATGGACAATGCCGGCGCATCGAGAATGAAGCTTAACGAAAAAGCTCAAGTGCTTGAAGAAATTAAAGAGTACGGAAACTTTGAAGAAGCAATCTACCGTAGCGAAGGATTAAAAGAAGCTGCTAACAGAATCTCTGAAATCGTAGAAAAAGCAGAACGCGTTGCTTTACAAGAAACCGAAGAATGGTTTGATGAAGTAACTGTAAAGAGAAACATGAAAGAGCTTAACAACAACAATAAAGAATTCACTAAAACAGTAGCTGAAGTATCTAAACTACAACAGCGTTTGGAGTCTTTATACGAAGAAATGGGTAACAATCTATCTCGCTACTATGAAGTTGGTCACTAACAAAAACACACTTGTTGATATACTAGGTGAGTTAATGCTTGAGTATAGATTGCTTGAGAATCCGTTCACCGATGCCGCTAAAGAAGATGAAGGTGGTGGTGATGATGCCGCTGCTGATGATAAGGGTGGTGACGAAGAAGAAAAGAAAGACGACAAAAAAGGTGGTGGAGAAGGAGCATTAAAAGTTTTCTTCGATCCAGCTGCAGTCAAAAAATACAATACTAATACCGATTGGAGAGCTGGAGAGGGTGAAGTAAAAGGTATAACCAAAAAAGGCTTAGAAGTAGATGTTGACGGAAACACAATTCTAGTAAACTTCAGCGATCTTACAGAAAACTTATCAAAAAAAAAAGCCTCTAAACAAGCAAAGCTATTCGCAGAACGTGTACGTAAAATGTGCAACGAGCAGGATTGGAAAGTTCTGAAAGAAGCATGTGGAGCAATAAACGAAGCAGACGCACCATCTGATGAAGATGTTGAGGATGTGATGTTGAAGATTGGTCAAGAGCTTGAAGCTGCTGGTAAAATAGAAGACGCTCCAGAAAAAATTGATGCAGATGCAATCAAGAAAGGAGAAGAAGACGGTATCGAGCAAGACAATAAAGAAGACGTTAAAGAGGAAAAAGAACCTTTAAACGAAGCATTAGGATTAACAGCAACATTAATGATTGCAGCTCCTACACTTCTTAAACTTTTAGCAAACATCGTAGACGCAACAGTTGGTAAAATAGGACAATCAAAAGAGGAAAGAAAAGCATTTGCAGAAGAGGGTAAAAAACTTAAAGATGCTAAAAAAACTGGAAAGTATGATGGTAAGCCTATATCAAAAGATGAGTGGAAAAAGAAGTGGGATCATCACTTCAGAAGTCCTGCAGCAGAAAAGAT